CCCGTTCACCTTGCAGACCGCGCTCGCCCTGCTCACCACGATCACCTTGCGGACCAGGTTCGCCACGCTCGCCTTGCGGTCCGCGCTCACCCGTATCGCCCTTCTCTCCCCTTTCGCCTTGTTCGCCCTGTTCTCCTGTTTCACCGCGCTCACCCCTTTCACCCTGCGGTCCTTGCAGTCCGACATCACCCTTGTCGCCCTGAACTCCTGTGTAGCCACGCGGACCCCGTTCGCCGCGCTCCCCGCCAGTGGGACGAATAGCGGCAATCTCGTTCAAAACGCCAGCAAGACCCTCGCGGAAAGTCTTGAACTGTTCGGCTGTGACATGACGGGGTGGAGCGTCCTCGGCTCCAATCTCCTCAACCACCTCGCGCTGCGGTTCACGAACCAACTCAAAAATAGAGTCAATCTGTGTGTCTCCTGCCTCTATCTTTAGCGGCTTGCCACGGGGATCTATAAAGTAGTTTTCGCCTACGCCGCCCAATACAAGCGTGTTGGGATCATGGCAGTCTTCACTCTCCACCAGCATGAACTGATCGCCCACAGAGTACGCGGAACCACGGATTTCGCGCACTAAACGAAATACGGAACCCGACTCAAACTGACCACTGGAAACAGCAGCAGTTCGGCGTGGCTCTGTGGGCTTGGAGTAAAGAGGGTCTGTCATCCCTGTATTTAGGCTTCAGGGGCGGGTGCTTTCTGCGTCAGAGCAGCCCACGAATGGGGGAAAAGCGGTGCTATGATCTCACCGAACGCCGCTGCGTACTGCTGACATTCCCATTGGGCATGAGGATCGCTGCGCTGTGCATACACCCGCGCAAACGCTGCAAGCGAACCTGTCCACCACCATTCGGTATAGGTTCCTTGCGGCAGCACAGCCCGTGCCTGTTCAGGAGCCACGCCCAACTTCAGGAGTTGTTCGTAGGAGAACAGTGCTTCCCGCACACACATTTCGTAGTGGCGGCTCACGGTGTTGTACGCATCATCTATGGGCATGAAGTCTTCAGACCCCTGCTTTGCGCCGTTTGTGGGCTTGCCGCGCCAATGTGGAAAATACACGGTCGGCGGATCACTCACATAGCGGCGGCTGACTTCGTTCTCGGTGAATCCAACCTTGTGCTTGAAGAGTTGGGTGCGAATGAAGATGGGAGCCTTGATCCGCAGGGTGATCTGTGGATGCGCGAACGGAGTCCAGTGCTTGTGCTTGGCAAGATACCCGATAAGTTTCTTGTCCTTGTCGGAAAGTGTGCGCGGATGGTAGCCTCGCCAATCAGGTTCGGATTCCCAATCGCTCTCTTTGTTGAATGAAACACGCGCAGAGTTCACCACGGTCAGGTCATTGCCCATGTGGTCAACATACTGCACAAACCCGTTGTCAAGAACCTTTATCTGCTTTTCCATTTGCACCCTCCAATTCATTTACACGCGCACGAAGCCGCTTGATCTCCTCCGCAGCGGCAAACAGAGTTTCCTGTATCTCGCGCCAGAACGAGAACATTTGGCACAGAGAAGCAATTTCTACACGCTGAAGGATATCCATTTCAGAGATACGATTGGAAAGCAATTTACCGTTTTCGGAGTTACAAAAATCGTGCATTGGATCTAGTTTGTATTCGCTCATCGCACTCTCCATTGTGAAAACCGTGCCAGTGCAGTCAGACCGCTGCACGAACACTCGTCAATGATGGCTTGAACCTCTTCGGGAGATCGTCCTGCAAGCACCATGTCGTTGATGTCCTTTTCTCCGATGCTGCTGTTCCACACACAGACGGTATAGCCGCTACGGATCGCGTCTTCCATCTTGTGTACAATCTCGGGATTGCGTGGTTCGTTGTCATATACAACAACGCAATCGCGGAAAAGTTTAGTGGCGTGAGCGAGTTCGCTCCCAGCAAGAGCAATAGAGTTACGCAGAAATACAGAGTCAATCGGACCTTCAACGGCGTACACCTTCTTTGAATAATCCAACCGATCTTCGCCGTAGACCGCTCGTCCGTCCTTGGTGAACTTCACGGTAATGTATCGGATTGAATTTTTGGAACCGCTCAAGCAGCGTCCTTGCGCCGCGAGGAGTTCCCCTGCTTTGTTCACGAATGGTATGACGATACGCTCGTCATTCGGAACGGTAGTGTATGTAGAGTCGATGGATCGCACCCAATCCCCGAATGATTTTGAAAAATAGAACCGATCAAGGTGGGGAACCTTGCGGTTTTCCAAATATTGCCGTGCGTGGTGCGTTTCAGGCAGGGTGGACACGGGAGGAAGCCGTATCTGTGCCTTTGGAAGGGCTATAACAGCCTCCACAGGCTTCACATAGTTGCTCTTGCCGTTCTCCCCGTTTCGCCACCGCTCAAGCGCGTATTCCTGTGCCAGAGCAGGAGCCACGGTTTCCAAAAATCGGTACACAGAATGTCCCGCACCGCAGTTGTGACATTTGAAAAAATAGTCGTTCTTTTTGGGGAAGAAAAAACCACGCGCCTTGCTCTTGCTGCGCTGTGAGTCACCGCAGAGAGGACAACGGCAATTTGCAAGTGCTTGAGTCTTCCACTTGAATCGCTCAAGTTGGGGAGACACCATGTTGATGTACTTCTTGTCAATGTATGTGGACATCAAATATTCCAATCACTTGTATCGCGCTTCTTGCCGAACTTCGCCGTGAAGTCCTTTGCACCGTATCCTGATCCGTATCCGTCCTGTTCACCCTTTTGGATGTTCGCATCCATGAGGTCTTCTGAAACGCTGCTGTCAATATCGTAGAACTTCATCTTCGCGTAGTTCAAGCCCACGATGAACTTCTTGTTTGCAGCCTTGCCGTTGTAACGGTTCTTTAACTGCTTCACCATGATCTGTCCTGCCTTCTCCAACTCATCGGTGGTGATGAGCGCAATCATCAGGTCTGCCGTGTGGGGCAAGCCGAACGATTCTGAAGTATCGGTGAGATCCACATCGGTGGACGAGAACCCTGCGCGGTTCACCTGTGTGGCACTCACGATGGGAACATCCCGCTCCATCGCTAGACCACGCAACTCCTCTGCAATAGCCTTGATGTAGCCATACGAGTTGATGTTGTTGCCGTGCTTGAATCGCGCAGACGAGCAGATGTTGATGTAGTCCACGAAAATGATGTCGGGAACAAACTGCTTCTTCAGCCGCAACTCGTCCAACAGGATGCGGAAGTGGTTCACATTCGCAAAGGAGGTCGGGTATTCCTTCACGATGAGTTTACCGCTCACGCCGCGAGTCGCACCCTTCAGTCGCTTCTCGTACATCTCAAGCGGCAAGTCCTGAAGTTCATCCATCGTGATGTCCATGATGTTTGCGTCAATGCGTTCCGCGATGCGCTCTTCAGCCATTTCAAGCGTGATGTACAGCACATTTCGGTTCTGCATGAGACACGCAGCAGCATGGTGGCACATGAACAACGACTTGCCCACGCCTGTTCCCGCCATGATGATGTTCAGGGTCTTCGGAGAGATACCGCCCTTGGTGATGGCATTGAACATCTCCAAGTCAAACGGAACCTTTCGCTCCACCCTGTGGTAGAACTCATGGCGAGATTCGTAGTCCTCAAGGAAATCGTGTCCCACATTCGTGTCAAAAGAAACCGCGAGAGCCTTTGAAAGAATCTCGGGGAGAGCATGGGGAGTCCGCGCCTTGTCCTTGCCGTCTATGATCTGAATGGATTCAAGAATGGCATTATAGATGGCTTTGTCCTTGCAGAACTTCTCGGTGGTGTCGCTCAACCACTGCGTGTCCTGCTTGGCGGACTTCCCCATGTCTCCCACAAGGCTCTTGCACTTGGAGAACTCGTCCTCCGTCAATCCCTTGTTGTCTTCAAGTGCAATGAGCAGGGCATCCTTTGTGGGAATGCCCTTGTACTGATTCACGAAATCCTTGATGGATCGGAACACTGCCCGATCCACGCGATCAAGGAAGTACTCCTCCTGCAAGAATGGAATGGTCTTCTTGCAGAATTCGCTGTCGTTAAGCAGCCCCGCCAGTATTGTCTTCTCGGTTTGGCTCATTTAGTCCAAGTTCCTCATCAAGTCTAGCCAGACGATCCATTGCTTCCTGACGCTCTTTGTACTCGGGAGTTTCCCGTAACTGAAGAAAATTCTTCAATGCGTCATCAATAGCAGCGGTATTGTGTGACTCCTTACTCATCTCCATCGGCGGATTCCTCTGCTGGCTTCTCGTCCGATCCGTAGCAGAACTCTCGCTTTGCTGCGGCATCAATCGCTGCAAGAATCTCGTCCGTGTAGTACTTCTCGGGATTCTTGTTGATCTGTGACTCAAATGCAGTCTTGCCGTTGGGCAGTTCAATCTTCGTGGACACCTTCTTGAAGATGCCGTACTTGATGGCAACATCAAGCAAACCGTAGTACTTGTTCAAGCCTGTCTCAAAGTTCAACTGCACATCCACCATCTTGTCCTGCTTCGTCAGGCGGCTCTTGTACGCCTTGCAGTGGATGATGTTGCCAACCACCTCGTTGTCCACCTTGTCCTTCTTCTTGGACAGGTAGATGATCGTGGACGCGGCGTACTTCAGACCGCTGCCGCCGCCCATCTCCTTCGTTGGAACATACGCACCCACCACATCATAGGTGTGGTTCGTCATCAGCAGGGGAATCCGTGCGTGACCCAACTTGATGGTCAGGACGCGGAACGCCGCCTTCGTGACCTGTGCGCGAGTCATGTCGCGGGTGTTCTTGCCCTCTGCGGTGTCGTTCATCTCCTTCTCGGTGGACAACATTCCGAGCGAGTCAAGCACGATCATCATGCGAGGACGGGTGTCCTTGTCTGCTTCAAGATACTTGTCCACGGACAGCACACACTGGTGGCGGAACTCCTCCACCGTAGCCACAGGCAGCACAGCCACGCGGTCGGTGTCAATGCCACGAGACTTGAGCAGATCCGAAGTGATCGCTTGCTCCGTGTCAAAATACATGACCATCGCGTTGGAATCAGAGTTCAGGAACTCGCGCACCACATTCAGGGCAAAGTAGGTCTTGCCCGTGGCTTGCTCACCCGCAAGGGCAATGATCTTGTTGTCAGGCATTCCTCCGTGGATGGAACCGCTCAACAGGGCGTTGAACGCATACGACCCCGTGGAGATGAATCCCTTTACATCGCTGCCTTCCAAGCCGTCAGAGGCTACGGTGGCGTACTTGTTTCCTGCTGCCTTCAGAATGTCCTTCAGTTTCATAATCTCTCCAATGCTTTGGTCTGCGTGTCAATGAGAACCATTTCGTTCTCGTTAGCCCGTATTGTATCCAAGGGCGTGAGTTTGTCAACGATCATCTTCTGCGTTTCACGGCGCAGCAGGTCTTTTCGCTGCGCGAGAAGACCTTTCAGGTATTCAACATCTAATTGCATTATTGGGTTACGAGTTTGAGTCCTGCTGCGGTCGGAGCAACACTCGGAACCACGATGCCGCTGAAAGCACCATTGAATTCATTTGCAAGATCGGTTGCAGGCTCGGCGGTGAACATCACATAAGACGCAGGAACAGTCATCTTCTGCTCCTTCACCGATGCCATCCACGGCACGACAGCAATATTTGCACCGCCGCCCTTCGTGGGCATGGGAACAACCATGCACGGATTCTTGAGGGTATACGACACAACCTTGTCGCCCTCAAAATTTTCGGTCACGGAAGCAATGAGTTCTTCGCCAGTCTGAACCTTCACGATCTTTGTAGCCATTACGAATCCTTTTGTTAGGGGTTAGATACTGTATGTAGTGAGGCGGTCAAGCAAACAGGGACTCAAGACTATTTCTTTCCTCGGGACTCCATCCAACCGCATCGGTGATGGCGCGTAGTGGCTCAAGGAAAGTCTTTTTGAATTGAGTGTCGTAGTCAATGTATTTCTGAAGATCAAACTCCTTCGGCATCGTCACAGGGAACCCGATCACGCCTTCGTGGATTGGATTGGGAGTCTTCAGGTAGATGAACTTCATCTTCTCGCCCTCACCGATGGTGCGGTACTTCTTGCTCAAGCCCATCTTTTTTACAAGCGAGTTGTGGAGCAGGGCAGACTTTACCGCGATGGGCGTACCCTTCTTGTAGATGGTAAGTGGTGAAGAGTATTCCTCCATGCCGTTCACGGATCGGGGAGAGGCGACTTCCTCCACGGGCAAGGACTTGAAGTCTCGTTCAGTCTTGCGGACAAACTCCTGAAGCGTGGCTTCGTCCTGCATCAGCACCATCTCAATGGCAGTCTTCAGAGACTTGCGGACATAGGCAGGAGTGGAAGAACGCGCTGTTTCCATGCCCATGATCTTGAACTTCGGAGTCTTGTAGCGAACGCCTTCGGCATCCCACACGGACAGCATATACCGCTTCTTCGCCGTCCACACGCCCTTCTCAGCAATCACTTCGCGTCCCATTGCCATCTTGTTTGCGTAGGCATTGGTGCAGTCCGCAAGGGTGGCGAACTCCTTTTCAATCTGTGGCTGAATCACCCGCTCACAGAACTTGTCCAAGAAGTCCACCACCCGTTGCGTATCAGCCTCGCCCTTGAAGGACGACTGCACCACCTTGCCAAGTCTCAAGTAAACAGAATCGGTGTCGGACGCAATCACATAGTCCTCACCCTCGGTCTTGAGGACGCGATTGAGAAACTTGTTCAGAGCGTCACCGATCCATTGGATGCTCAACTGCCCCGACAGTGTGATGGCTTCGGCAAGTGCCACATCAAAGAATCGGAAGTATTGATTGCCGATTGCGCCGTAAGCGGAGTTCAACTGAATCTTTCGCACCAACTGAAAGTTGTGGTACTTGGAAATCTCGTACTCAATCTTGCGCCGCTCTTCGGCTGGCGCATTCTTGTCCAAGTCCACCAACCGCTTCTGTGCAGCAATCATCAGCCCCTTGTAGTGCTTGCGTTCTGCGTACATCTTCTCCATTAGTTCAGGCAGGAAGCCTTGGCGGTCGCGCACGAACGCAACGCCGTTCGCTGCCACGCTCACGCCTTCCGCCTTCGCGGAGTTCAGATATTCAGCAGGGTCAATGAACTGCTTTACAGTCTCGCCGCGATTCCGTGCCAGCATGGACTCGGGAGAAATGGCTCCACGCCGCCATACGGGATTAGGATGCTTTGTCTCGGGAGAGATGTTGTACTGCATGATGAGGTGGGGATACAGCGAGTTCAAGTCAAAACTCACCACCCAATCGTGCTTGCCCACAAGCGGATCTTTCACATACGCACCCGCGTACTGCTCGTCCTTCTTGTGATCTGTCTTCTGCGGGATCACCATGCCCTTGCCCATCAAGTGATGGTGGATGATGGCATCCCATGTGCGGACTTGCGAGAACACATCCTCAAAGTTCACCCGCGCCGAATACGCCAACGCCACCGCCAGTTCCATGAGTTTCAGTTTAGATTCAAGGCGATCAACAAGCCGCACATCTTGGAAGTTATACTCCATGAACTTCTGAAAGTTCTGTGTGTAGAACTCCTGAATGGTTTCGTATTCCGCATACGACAGTTTCTCTTCGCCCAACTCCACCTTGGAAATGTGATTGAGGGAGTAGGACTCCTGCTTCACATAGGTGAAAGTCTGATAGAGTTCAAAGTAGTCAAGCGTGGCAACTCCGCTGATCACATACGCGGTTTGGTCGCGTCCCATGCGATTCACCACAGTCTCGCGGAGTTTGCCCCACGGCGAGAGGGAGTTCCCCCATCCTTCTTCAAGGTAGTTCATCCGCGCCACAAGGTACGGAATATCAAAGAAGCGGATGTTCCACCCTGTCACGATGTCGGGATCAAGGAACCGCCACAGTTCAATGAATCCTTCTAGCAGTTCTCGCTCGTCATCGTAAGGAATGCAGGAAACTCCCTCGCCGTCAATATGAAAGTCTCCCAAGCCTAGCACATAGGTCTTGTCGCCCATTGAGATCGTGATTGCAATGACCCGCTCGGTAGGAGCGGATGGCGTGGGAAAACCGCCGTCACACGATGTCTCAATGTCCAAGTTTGCTATGCGGAGGCTGCTGAAGTCATAATCAACTTCATTGGGAAACTCCTTGTAAAGGTACTGGTACACAAAGTTAGTGTTTCCGTAGATGTCGTAGTTGGAGACATCCTTGAAACGGTCAATGAACTCGCGGGCTTCCCCGATGCCGTCAAACTGAATGGGCTGCACGGGCTTGCCGTTGATGGTGGTGAACTCTCCCTCGTCCTTGGACGGGATGTAGAGCGTGGGGCAGAACGGGATGCGGAGATGCTGTCTCTGCCCGTTCTTCCATCCACGATACAGGATGTTCTTGCCACGAATATCAACGGAAGTGTAGAAGTCCACGATGCTCCTTAACGCTCAACGAGTGCAATCCAGTCCTGATGAACCATATCACCGCCATCATGTCCCTGACCTTGGTTCTTGGTGCGATCCCACAGAACCTTGTCTCCGACCTTGATGTCTTCCGTTATCTTATCACCGATTGCGGTAACCGTAGCCCAAATGTACTGAGTTTTCACTACTTCATTGTAGATGATGCCTGCTTCGGTTTCCTTCTGACCGCCAAGGTGAGACTGCACCCAAATCCATTTTCCAATAGGCTTGAACTTGCTCATTCAAATACTCCTTCTAGAGTTTGTGGAACTGATTCTTTAATACGCTCTTCCGCAATCTTCACATATTCGGGATTCAGTTCAGTCCCGATGTAGTGCCGATTGTTCTTCATGGCAACCACAGCAGTCGTGCCGCTGCCCGTGAACGGATCAAACACCGTGCCGTCCTTGGGGCATCCTGCAAGCACACACGGCTCAATCAGGTTTTCGGGGTACACCGCAAAGTGTGCGCCCTTGTAGCCCTTCGCGTTCACCGTCCACACCGACCGCTTGTTCTTCTTTTCGCCACCACTCACGGTGGTTTCCTTTACGGCTTCGTGATCGTAGTAGTACTTCGGCTTCTTGGACAGCAGGAAGATGTACTCATGCGACTTCGTGCAGCGGTCTTCCACGCTCTCGGGCATGGGATTGGGCTTGCTCCAAATAATGTCCTGCCGCAGATACCACCCGTCTGCCTGTAGCGCAAGAGCGACCCGCCACGGAATACCGATCAAGTCCTTTGTCTTCAGCCCCTCCTGATCCTTACGGTTTGCAGGAATAAAATCGGTGGGCATACTACGAGGGTTACCGTTGGCTACCGTCTGCGGGGGCGGGGCGCAGTTCTTTGCGCTCATGTACGAGTCGCCAAGGTTCAGCCACAGCGTACCGTCATCACGCAGGATGCGGCGCACCTCGCGGAACACTTCGGTCATCTTCTGCACATAGCCGTCAACGGTGTCCTCCTGCCCGATCTCGCTG